AGACGTGACGACCATTCAGGAATATATGAAGAATTTTTGCATTTATTAGAAAATGACTTTTTAACTTCTGAAAATTTCGATTCTTATATTGATTATAAACAAGGAGTGATAAACCCTTTAAATGCTCAACCAATTGAATTAACAAAAGAATGGTTATTAAAATTAGGGTTTGAACATAATGATTATTACGATAATTATAAAATTAAAGCAGGTCAATATCATAATTCTGTTAAATGGGACGATGAAGAAAACGAATGGTATTATAACAATGATAGTTCAGACGCAGGTTGTTATTACGTTTCCTGTATTAAATATGTTCACGAACTTCAAAATTTATATTTTGCAATAAATAAACAAGAATTATGAAAGCTAAAAAAGTAACGATAGTTTTTGAGTATACAAACTTTGACGTTTTAGAATCAATGATTGAGCGGCTCAAAGACGAATTAATGCAAGGAAAAGAATACTTCGAAAGCGATGTTCACGATTGTAATGGTGCTAAACGCTATTTACAATTTATGCAGGAGTACAAAAAGACGAGAAACTTTGTCGTAAATAAAGACGTAATAACAATAAAATCTTACGTATGAGAAATTATTTAGGCTGTTTCTTTTATTTCTTTGTAGGTGGGTTCTTTTGGTATTTAGTTATTCACTTTATAATTAAATTTTGGTAATGAGAGTATTTAAACTTTACAACGGGAAGCAGAAGATTGACTACAGGAAAATAAAGCGGTGGAGAATCCGTGTTAACATATCAAATAATTATTATAAGAATTTTGAAGAAGATTAAAAAATAATTCGTATTTTCGTATAGTTCAATGCAGGAACTTTTAATTAAAAAAAGAAATTTAAAGCAATAGCTGAGTAGTGCTGCATTCACGAAAGGCTGTAGCTTTTTTTATTAAACAAAAAAAATATGTTAGAAATTAAAGAAGAATTTAAAAAACTTATTCCGCCTTTAACTACGGAAGAATTTAAGCAACTTGAAGAAAATTGTATTAAAGAAGGAATTAGAGAAGCTGTTTTAACTTGGAATGGGTTTATTATTGACGGGCATAATCGTTATCAAATAGCTACAAAATGGAATTTAGATTACCAAACTAAATCAAAGCATTTTAAAGACGAAGAAGAGGTTAAAGAGTGGATGATATTAAACCAGTTCGGAAGGCGAAATTTAAGTAATTACCAGCGTTCTGTTTTAGCTTTACAACTTGAAGAAGTATTTAGAGAAAAAGCAAAGGAAAATCAAATTAGAAAACCTGAATTTGTTAAGCAGATTTCTGCGGAACAAAAACCTATTGAAACACGAAAAGAGCTTGCAAAAGTTGCGAATGTTTCACACGACACAATAGCAAAAGTTAAAGTAATTGAAGCAAAAGCACCTGAAGAAGTAAAAGAAAAACTTGCAACTGGTGAAGTAAGTATTAATCAAGTTTACCAAGAAATTAAAAAAGAAGAAAAGAAAATAGAAATAGAAAAACGTAGGGAAGAAATAAGGGAAAGCCTTGTATTACATGAATTAAAAGCAACTGAAAAGAAATATAGAATTGTTTATGCTGACCCACCTTGGAAATATGGAAATGCTATGCCTGAATATGTTACCGAACCACAAGATTATTATTCTTTAATGAGTACTGAAGATATTTGTGCTATGCCTGTTAAAGATATTACGGAACAAAATGCAGTTTTATTTATGTGGACTACTTCGCCTCATTTACCTGAAGCGTTAGATGTTGTAAAATCGTGGGGTTTTACATATAAAACTACTTTTATTTGGGATAAAATAAAACACAATATGGGGCATTATAATTCAGTTAGGCATGAAATATTACTTGTATGTACAAAAGGAGCTTGTACACCTGATGTAAAAAAGCTATTTGATAGTGTTCAAAGTATTGAAAGAACGGAACATTCTAAAAAGCCTGAACAATTTAGAGAAATTATAGAAACACTTTACACGTTTGGAAATAGAATTGAATTATTTGCACGAACAGCGCCTAATGGATGGGATGTATTTGGAAATCAAATTGATTAATTATGTACGTAGGAAACTCAACACACGAAAACACGCTTGAAATAGGTCATGAATTTCAAGACTTTGTTGTAGAAAAACTAATCAATGAATTAGGTATTTCAATCTCTATATTCCAAAGTAAAAAATACCAATTTACAAAAGGAGAAAGTTTGCAAGGAGTGGAAATAAAATACGATGCGCGAAGTACTGGAGATTGTACATATAAAGAATGTAAGGCAACAAATAATGTAGGAATTGAAGTAGCTGAAAAAAGTAATAGAAATAATTTTAATTGGATAAAATCTGGCATTTATAGACTTGATAATTCTTGGCTTTATATTGTAGGAAATTACCAAAATATTTGGGTATTTGGTAAAAAGCATTTAACGTTAATGCACCAATCAAATAAATACAAAGAAATTCAAACATTGCCAACATTAAAATCAATGTTGCTACCTATTGAAGAAGCAGATAAATATTGTTTGAAAAAAATTTGTTTTTAAAATAATTTATTATATTTGTTTTCGAGTTCATCCTACATTATAAACTCGTAAGGTATTATTGACCCTTTAAATGAATGTGAGGTAGGATGCACAGGATTTTAAGGGGTTTTTTTATTACTAAAATTTAAAAAATGAACGGATATGATTTAAGTAGAAAATGGTTTGACTGGAGCTTTGAGAATCCTGAGCGAATCAATCCAAACCATACGGCACTTTATTTTTTTATAATTGAACATTGTAATCGTTTAGGGTGGAAGGAAAAATTCGGACTTCCTACAACCATGGCAAAAGAAGCTATTGGAATAAGAAGTTATAACACTTATATAAATACGCTTAATGATTTAGTTGAGTTTGGTTTTATAAACTTGATTGAAAAAAGCAAAAATCAATATTCGAGTAATATAGTTGCCTTATCAAATTTTAATAAAGCACCTGATAAAGCACTTGATAAAGCATTGATAAAGCACACGACAAAGCAACGTGAAAGCAATAGTAGTATAAATAAACAAGAAACAAATAAACAAGAAACAATAGAACAACGCAAATTAGCATTTGCTGAATCCTTAAAAGAATATTTAGAAGTTTATGGTAAAAATATGATAAACGAATTTTATGCATATTGGACTGAACAAACTCAAAATAAAAACCCTAAACTTAAATTTGAACTTGAAAATACTTGGAGCGTTTCTCGTAGATTAGCACTTTGGAAAAAGAACGATGACAAATTTAACCCTAAACAACAAGAAGAAAAATTTAAAGCACCATGGCAATAGACGGATTTAAGATAACTGAACAAGGCGATATAGTAGAAAAGATTTACAAACATCGTGATAACTACCACAAGAAAGGAATGTTTTTAGGGTGGGAACAATTACACAAACATTACTCGATGACTTTAGGTAATTGCACCGATTGGACAGGTTACCCTATGAGTGGTAAAACTCAAGTTCTTATGGAGCTTTTGGTAAACACTTCAAAATTTTACGGGTGGAAGCATTTAGTTTACTTTCCTGACGTAGGAAACAACGTTGAAATTGTAGCGGATTTAATTCACAAAAAAACGGGTAAAAGTTTTAACCCAAATTCAGAAAACGTAATTACGGATATTGAAATAACACACGCTATGGAATGGGTTATGCGTCACTTTCATATCGTTACACGTAGCGACACAAAAGGAAAATTAAGTCCTAAAGATTTTTGGGAGTGGGCTATTAAGTTAAGCAAAACTGATGAGGGATTACACACCGCTTCAATTGATAGTTGGAAAGATATGAGCCACGATTACGAAAAACACGGAGGTTACGCACAATATTTGGAATACATTTTACCATTAAGAAACCATATTGCAGAAGAAAACAATTTACATTTACACACAATCATTCACCCTAAGTTAACGGAAAAGGAAAACGGAAAACGACCTGCCCCAAGTCCATACGATTTAAAAGGTGGTTCGGAATGGTTTAACTCAGGCAAATCAATGATAACTGTTCACCGAGAAGATATTTTAAGCAACGAAGTAATAATTTACTTCAATAAGATAAAACCGCGTTCAATAGGCGAAGTCGGAAGTTTTGCTGTAATGCTGCCCTTAGTTCTTTTTCAATCGCATCGTAACTAATTTTAACTTGTTGTA